TCTCGTTTACGCAGGCGATGACGCTGGATGCGAGTGGTCGGTTGTTGGTTGGCGTCACTTCTGCATCAGGAAACGCTGCGCTGCAAGTCAAAGGCGCTACGTCTGGTTATGCCAGACTTGAAGGTACAAGCAGCACGCTGTTTGCAGGAGATGCAAGTCTATTGATTATTGGCGGCGGGGCGACCGAATCCGCTGTTCGCGCAGAAGGGGCGTTGTTGTTTGCTTCTGGTGGTGCCACCGAACGCGCCCGCATCTCCTCCGACGGCACCTTCCGAGTCAAGGGAGCAGGCACTGCTGGAAGCACGGATGCAGTGCAGTTCAGTGGTAGCGCCCCGGCGTCAGCGATGACGCTGGATGCGAGTGGTCGGTTGTTGGTTGGGGCTACAAGTGCTTCTTCTGGCGCAAGGGCTACATTAACAAGTGCCGCTCAATCATCAGGGGCCGCTTGTGCAGATTCAGGGATTTTGCTTTACCCCACAGCAAGTCTTGCCACTGGCGAATACGCTCCGTTTATTACTTGGTCTGGTAATTCCACAAACCCCAACCGCGCACGGGCTGCTATTGGGGCCGTTTCTTCAGGTACTAGCACTGCATTAGATTTAGTTTTCTTGACCAGAAGCGCAGCAGATGCCTCTGAAATTGGCACAGGTTCCGAACGCGCCCGCATCACGAGCGGGGGGTACTTTAAGGCGAGTAATGCTGGTACTTATCAAAATGCGGCTGCTGCATACCACGAATTAAGGCAAACTGCATCTGATTGGATTGGATATTTTGTAAATACAAACGCGACTCCTTATGGAATTCAGTTTGGGCATATAACTGATGCAAATAGCACTGGGAGTCCATTTTTCCAATGCACAGCAGGGGCGGCACTTGGCACGTTAAGAGCAGAAATCCGCTCCAACGGTGGCCTTGCCAACTACAGCGCCAACAACGTCAACCTCTCCGACCGCCGCGAAAAGACCAACTTTGCTCCTGCCAAGTCTTACCTCGACACCATCTGCGCCATCCCGGTTCAGACGTTCAACTACATCGACCAATCGGAAGATGACCCCGGCCTGACGCTGGGTGTAGTCGCGCAGGATGTTCAAGCGGTCGCGCCTGAGTTGGTTATGGAGTCCAACTGGGGCACAGAAGACAACCCCAAGATGCGCCTGAGCATCTACCAGACTGACCTGCAATACGCGCTGATGAAGTGTGTGCAGGAACTCAAATCCGAACTTGATTCCGTCAAGGCGGAACTCGCAACCCTGAAAGGACAACCATGACTACCTTCACTTGGATTATTGAATGGATGCAGTGCAAGCCCACTGAGGGCGACAACACCGACGTAGTTGTTACTGCTGGCTGGCGCTGCAACGGCGCTGACGGCGACTACGCGTCGACGGTGTACGGCACCTGTTCATTCCCTGCGCCCGAGGGCTCTTTCACGCCCTATCCAGACCTCACCCAAGACATGGTGCTCGGCTGGATCTGGGCAGGCGGCGTGAACAAGGACGCAACTGAAGCTGTGGTGCAGTCGCTGATCAACAACCAGATCAACCCGCCCGTCGTGCAATTGCCGCTGCCATGGTCGTCCGCCCCGCAAACGGCCTGATTGGCTGGACCCTGCGCCGCACGGGCTTCGCGGGAGTAACGCTCCCGTGGGGCATCTACATCTTGCCCGAGCGCTTGCAAGATGCGAGACTTGTGCGGCATGAACAAGAGCACGCTAGGCAGATTGAGCTTGGTGTGATCGGGTTCTACGCCAAGTATCTATGGTTCACCCTCCGCTATGGATACCGTAATAACCCTCTGGAGGAACAAGCCCGAAAGGCAGAAGACAAATGAACGAACCCAAGATCACTCTCAACGATCTGTCCATCAACGACATGAACGTGCTGCTCGCTGGCCTGGGCAAGCTGCCGCTGGACGCTGCGGTCCGATGAGGGCTCCGACTTCGGGGACAAGTGTGTTTAGTCCTGTTGCATCTGCGGGCGTTGCAGGAACCGTTGTTAATACTGAATTCCCAATTGACATGCAGATGCTTGGGCTTCATGGCGGGTGGGCATACAGCTTTGCCGTATATGACAGATTGCGTGGTTTACCCTCAGACACAACTACAGAAAACCTACCCGAAACAACCTCAGTAAAAGACCACATTCAACTAGTTGTTAATCGAATGGTTCAAGAATCGTCCTATCAGGAATCCAACATGCCTTGGGCTCCAACTCCAGCCCCCGTTCCTGCACCCACACCTTGACAAAAATACCCAGCACTACAGCTGGGTATTTTTTCGCTTGAACACTTTTTCCTTGTATGATATAATAGTACCAAAATACAGTAAGACCAAATTTTTGTGTCTTGTTTAGATCAAGGAGCGCCCTATGGCAAGTCCAACAAAACTGAACCTAAAAGTTTATCAGGGCAGTACCTTTCGTGAAACCTTACGTTGGGAAAGTGCCTTAAAAGTATACGCACCTATTACCAATATTTCAAAAACTGCACCCATGGTGGTCACTGCCTCTAATCACGGAGTACCAGTCGGCTGGAGAGTAAAGATCAGTGGTGCTCTTGGCATGAAAGAAGCCAACACTGGTGACAATTACCTAACCACTAGTGAAGTTGCTGCCAACACAGCGACCTTTAACTCAGTTAATGCACTGAACTATACAACCTACACTGGTGGTGGGGTCCTGGAGTACAATCAACCTGTCGACTTGGCCGGCTATACTGCACGAATGCAGATTCGTGAAAAAATTACCAGCAACACTGTGTTAGAAAGTCTAACCTCCAGTAACGGAAAAATATTACTAGACAATACTAACAAGAGTATTAGTTTAATTATTAGTGCCACTACCACAGCAGCCTATATTTGGAAAACTGGTGTTTATTCTTTAGAACTGGAAAAAGATGGAGCAGTCATACCTTTGATATACGGCTCAGTAAGTGTTGAACCAGAGGTAACCAGATGAAGTTGAGTGCTGCTATTAGAAACAGTATGATTTCACAATATGAAACATACTTAGGAACTTCACCAACGATCGAGTTACGTACAGGACTGGTACCAGCGTCTACTACTGATGTAGACACAGGAACTTTATTGGCTGTTATAACATTGCCACTAGACTGGTTGAGTGCTCCTGTTAATGGTACCGTATCGCTACAAGGATCTTGGGTTGGTACTACAATATCTAGTGGTACAGCCACACACTATAGATTAAAAAATAGTAGCGGTATTACCCATGAACAAGGTTCGGTATCTATTACCGGAGGTGGTGGTGATTTAGAGTTAGACAACACCAATTTAGCATTGAATCAAATAGTTCAAGTAACAACTTGGACACGAACACAAGGAGGCCAATAAATGGCAGTAACTTACACAACAGCAGTAAAAAATGCTCGTCTTAATGCGGTAACGACTGCCATTGGCACTACCGGAGTACTAGAGATTGGTACCTCAGCTATGGGAACAGTATTAGCCACTATAAACCTAGCAAATCCGGCCGCCCCTGTGGCAGCGAGCGGAGTATTAACATTTACTATGCCACAGAGCGATACAGCAGCGGATGCCACAGGCACTGCAGCAGCAGCTCGTATTCGTACTAGCAGTGGCGGTACCGACATTGTAACTGGTTTAACAGTGGGTACTAGCGGTACTGATATTGTCCTAGACAATATCAGTATCAATACAGGACAAACCATCACTATTACTAGTGCAACTATCACACACGCCTAAGGAGCTTGAACTATGTCAATGACCAACACGGCCGAAGCCAATTTCTTAGGCTTGCTATTTCAAAATATAAACTGGGCTAACATTGGAGACGCCACCGGCTTGAGGAATGCCTCAACAGCTGGCTCACTATTTATCAGCCTACACACAGCCGATCCAGGCGAGACAGGTACTCAAACTACCAACGAAACAACATATACCTCATACAGCCGAGTAGGTGTAGTAAGAAGCAACAGTGGATTTACGCTTACTGCACAGACTATTACCAACGCAGCTCTGGTACAGTTTCCACAGTGCACAGGCGGTACTTCAACAGTTACCCACTTTGGTATTGGCACAGACAGCTCAGGAGCCGGCAACTTGTTGTTAAAGGGTGCCCTAGCTTCACCTCTATCAGTTAGTAACGGTATTCAACCTCAATTTGCAGCGGCTGCTCTGAGTGTAACGGTTGACTAATTGTAATGTTTAATACTATAAGTGACATTGCCAATTCTTGGGATACCAATAGGGTATGGCGACAACACTGGCATAAAACTGCAAACCCACAGTTATCAACTGCAACTGGGGGATTTTGGTTAGATCTTTCCATGGCAGCCGGTACCCCCAAGTACAATGCTTATGTAGGTGATCAGTTGGCATTTACTCCCTTAATAGGGGCTAGTAATAATGGTATTAACTGTGGTACTGGTGGAGACAGCTGGATACACAGATACAACTTGAGTGGTGGTGGTAGTACAACAGCAGCATGGCCTGCTGGAGTGGTTATGTTAATGGACTATGTAGGGTTCTATCCGCTCGTAGACATGGACAACATAGACGAACAGGTCTTTGACAACACTCTTTTGAGTTCTCGCTATGCCTCTGGTATGCGTTGTATGGTTGTTACTACGACACCTCAAACGGCCGCCAGTCCTACACAGGTCCTTTTAGAGTATGAAGGTAGTAACGGTGTAACCACAGTATCCAGCTTTTTTGTAAATTCTACAGTTGCCGCAGGTGCCCTCAACTGTTTTTCTAGCGTTACCGGTGGCAATGTTTCTGGTGTTGCTGCTCCATTTGTACCTCTTGGTCCTGGTACTTTTGACGTAAAAAAATTAAATAGTGTAAGAGTAACTGGTTCCTCTGGTGGATTTTGTGCTTTTGTTTTAGTTAAACCAATTTTAGAAGCGATCATTGTGGATACCGCTACTCCATACGAGATCGAAGCGCCTCGAAATATGCTGCCCTACTACGTACCAAACGGAGCATATTTAAATCATATAGTGTGTGGTAATAATGGTAGTGCAGCTGCTGGTATTACCAGAGGTCATATAACATTTGTAAGGAGATAAAATGGGATTTGCAAGCTATGACGATCTGGTAAATCAGGTCACAACAAACAATAAAATCTGGCTACAGCCCTGGAATAAGATCACACCCACAACAATGGCTGCGGGACGTTGGTATGATTTATTTTTAGGCAGCAGTGATCGCGGTCAAGGATACCACGGCAATTACGTTCGTAACTGGGGTTTTGATTCTATTGCCGAGTGGACCGGTGTAGGTGCAGGGGGTTGGGCGTGGAATATTGCTGGTACCGTGGTACATACTGCTGGTACTCCAGGGTCCTTATCCCAAACGCCACTAGCTACTATCGAGGCTAATACACCCTACACAATTATTGTAACCACCAGCGCTCCCGCAGGGTCGGGTGGTATCACTATTGATATTGGTGGTACAGCATCCTCTTCTATTACTACAGCTACTACTTCTACAATACAAGTTACCACAGGTGCATCACCTACTCAGACTATAGCAATCACGGCGGCCAGTGCTCAAACGATGACTGTAGATAACTTGATTGTTATTGCAGGTACTAGCACCGGTCAGTCTCCTCGATTCATGCCCTATAACCAAAACATGCAGGGAAGTATTTGGCCAGGAGACTTAATTGGTGGTAGTGCAACCAAGCACCTACTCACCATGAGCGCACAAACAGCTGGTGCAACCACTGTACCAATCACACTGTTGTTGGTTGACCTATTGGGCAGCTACTCACGTATTGACAGTAATATAGGTACCGCTATTACCTTAGCCAACACTTTGACTCTTCCACGTTATACAACAGGTGCAGGTGTACTGGCATATTCTGTTGTAGCTCCTACAACAACAGGTGTTAATGCGCACAATATACTTACTACTTATACCAATCAGGCCAACGTAGGTACCAGAAGTCTGCCTCAAACCGTAGCAGCCACAGTAAGTGCAGTAAACTCACACATCTACCACAGTGGAACAGCTGCCAACAATATTGGTCCGTTTTTGCCACTACAGGCTGGCGACACAGGTATTCGATCTGTACAAACTTGGCAACAAACTGCTGCCAATGGTACTGCAAGTACCTTTACGAACTTGGTATTATGCAAGCCCATTATGGAACTTCAACTTACCACTCAGTTCTTATTAGCCGAGCGTGATATGTTAAACCAGTTCCCTAGTTTACCACTGATACAAGAAGCAGCCGCTGCATCAGGTGCTTGTTTAGGATTTTTAGCTTATGCAGGTAATACTACGCCAGGTAATACTAACTTTTTTGGTGTCAACAGATACGCCTGGGGTGGTTAAATGGCTTTGCGCTTTAACGGTCAAAGCCCAACGTCAGTAAGCGGTTCTTTTTCTTCTTTTCCAAACAGAGTTATTGGTACGGTAGTTGGTAACACCGTCCACACTGGTATGACACCACTGTGGGGGGCTAGAAGAGCTGCATTAACCGCCTTTGGTAAGTTAGCGGGTATACCAGACGGTACTACCCATCCGATATCTTGGCAAATGCCTAATCGTGCCGGAACGATCTCTTCTCGCTATAATGAAATAAGGGTTACACCTTCGGCATCGGGTACTAGAGGTCTACCGACGTCCGGATCTGTAAGTATTACATTTGCGGTAGATCCTGCACAGCTTCAGTTGATCGTGTCTACTCAAGGCACCACTGCTATAACTTTTACACTAACGGGTAATGCTGGGGCCGTTCTGGATGCTGTAGCCAACATACAGCTACAATTTACTGTTCAAAATGCTCAAATTGAAGCTAAAGCCAATACAGAAGGTACTTCTTCTATGGTGTTTACCGCAACCGCAACTCCAAAAGCATTGGGTAATATAGAGGGCACTATTACACCATTTACAGAATTAAGTCCACAGAGCCTAGCACAAGCAGTTTGGTCCTATCAGCTGCCATAATACTCTTAGAGGTATAATATGACCACAGCAGCACAAAAACTGGTTGCACTATCTGGATTGACCGGTGTTAGTGCTGCAAATCACTTAATAGCAATAAGTACTGGCGGCACCACTGCAGGTTCTAGACTGTTGAGCAGGTCTGGAATTGCCAGTGGTACTGCTGCTGAACATTTAAACAGTATAGTAATTGGTGGTAGTAGAACCGGTACTTTAACAGTTGTAGAAACTGGTCTAGACCAATTTAATGCTACCAATATTAGCGGTGCTGTTAATGGGTACTTAAGTGGTATTGAGACTGGCACTGACAGTTTCCAAGGACTAGCAAGATCTATAATATCTGGCACGTTAACAGGTCAAGAATTAGGTCAAGATACTGCTTTAATAATTAGTAAATCTATTACCCTTGGCATCCTTACCAGCCAAGAAGTAGGTCAAGATACAGCAGATTTAGCAGCAAAACTACTAGTAAGTGGTACACTATTGCCCACTGAACTGTCTGATATCGCACAGCTATTGGGCAAGTTATCTGTTAATGGTACTCTAGCAGCCACAGAACTGACCGACACAGTTCAAGCTATTGCCAAGATTTTAATTCGTGGTAACATAACAACTAGCGAATTAAATTTAGATAGTACCCAAGCAGTAGCTAAATTATTAGTAAGAGGTGCTCTGGTTGCCTCAGAGACTGGCAACGATGTAGCTCTTAGTGTAGCCAAGGTACTTGTTAACGGTACTTTGAGTGCCACAGAGTTTGGTGGCCAAGACCTATTCTCTAGTGGCGGCGTAGCAAAAATTGCTTATGGTACCGTTAATGCTCTAGAATCGGCAGACTATGGCTCAGTAATAGCAAAATTATTAGTCAATGGAACACTTGCTCCAACAGAGCTAACTACAGATCAGGCCGCTATACTGGCTAAATCTATAGTTACAGGTACGGTGGGCGTATCAGAGGCCCAAACAGACCAAGCTCAGATAGTAGCCAAAGCTATATTTAAGGGCCAACTGGCTGGTATAGAGCCAACTGTTGACATTGCCCAAGCACTGGCCAGGTCTATTGTTACAGGTTACTGGACCTCAACAGATTCTATAGATCAGGCAAGCAGTACTGGCAGAGTAGCCATAACAGGACTTGCTTCAGCACTTGAAAATCCAGATCAGTCCAATTTAATAGCTAAATTACTGATTCGTGGTAACTTTAGTGCAACTGAAACAGAAACAGATAGTCTTCAGGGTCTTGCTAAATCAGTTATTTCTGGCTACTCTTCTACTACAGAGTTTGGTAGTGATTTTGCTCAATTTAGTGCTAAACTTTTACTAAAAGCGTCTTCTGTTAAATCAATAGATATAGCATATACTTCTATTGGTCAAACCAAAGTAGCGGTACTAAGTAATGTAGTAATACCAATTACCGGATCTGGCTCAGCAGTAAGAATAGCTATAAGCTCAAGGGTATCAGAAACCTACATAAGACAAGTAGAAGATGGCATAGTTATTAGTGCTTCCATACCTGAGCCCTTATTTATAACTGTTATATCTAAAGATAGTATAGTCTACCACGGAGTAGCCAGCGAGTTTATTATTACTCAAACTGTTGATGACATATTTGTCAGTACAGATAACGCAGTTCAAAATGTAACCGATGTTGGAGTAAAACAAGTAGTAATTACTGAACTATGATAGGAATATAACTATGCTAGAATTTGCAGCAAGTGGGATACTGGGATCAATCTTTGGTGGATTGTTCCGTCTAGCCCCAGAGGTGTTAAAGTTTTGGGATCGCAAAGACGACCGCAAACACGAACTGGCAATGTATGGCTTACAGATTGACTTGGAAAAGACCAAAGGCCAAGCCAAGATCGAAGAAAAATACATCGACTACAGCATTGCACAAACTCAGGCTATTCAGAGTGCTTTTGAGGGTCAGGCAAAAGAAGCCGCGGCAAGTTACCGTTGGGTAGCTGCATTGAGTGCTTTAGTGCGGCCCATGGTAACATACATCCTGTTTGGTATGTATGTGGCTTTCAAGATTACCATCATTGTGCACGCTGTGAACAGCGGTGCTAATTGGATCGACATAGCTCGCAACCACTGGACTGCAGACGACTTTGCAATGTTAAACATGATTTTAACATTCTGGTTTCTAGGTCGCTCTATTGAAAAGCGTGGTAATTCATGACTTCACAAGCCGTCAAACTATGTACAGATGCCCTTTTACACCCGTTTGAGGGCTATCACAAAAAGATGCCAAACGGTGACTGTGAAAGCTACCCAGACCCCGCGAGTCCACTAGGTCGGGGTCTGGTGTCAAAGGCCCAAGCCGCGACCATGACACCAGATGAGCTACTCAAGGCAGGTCACCCTTGGACTATTGGCTGGGGTGTTACTGGACCTGACATTGTGCCTGGTTTGACTTGGACACGCCAACAGGCAGACGAACGCTTTGAAGCAATGCTCTCAAAGTTTGTCGCAGGAGCACTAAGCCTTAGTCCAGACTTGATAAATGAACCGCCCAGAAGGTTGGCGGCAATCATTAGTTTTTGTTACAACTGTGGTTTAGGCAACTACAGGATTAGCACTCTTCGTAAGAGGGTCAATCAGGGTGACTGGAACGGTGCTTACGAAGAAATACAAAAATGGAATAAAGCGCAAGGTGTTGTGTTAAATGGATTAACACGCCGACGCTTAGCAGAAGGCAGATTTCTTCTGTAAGCACTTCATCAACCAACCTTCAAAATCTATGGCAAATCAGCGTAATTCCGGTAAGCGTGCACGTAAAAATGAAATTTTATATACTGATATGGGGAACCATTCTCCTCAAAAAGTAAGTGTAAAGTTTCCTAGATTAGAGGCCCAAACATATAGGCAACAAGATTATTTAGATGCTATAAATAATAAAGATATTGTTTTTGCTACAGGAGCAGCAGGTACGGGTAAAAGTTATGTAGGAATTCATTATGCAGCGGAGCAGTTATATTACAAAAAAATAAATAAAATTATTCTTACTCGTCCTGCTGTAGAAGCATGTGGGGAAAATCTTGGGTTTTTACCTGGAGAGCTGATAGATGGCAAACTTATGCCTTATCTTATTCCTTATACAGAAACCCTTAATGAATTGCTAGGAAAAAGTTTTGTAGAATATTGCTTAAGAACTAATATTATTGAACCAGTACCACTAGCATTTATGCGAGGACGCTCATTTAAGAATTGTATTATTCTAGCGGACGAAATGCAATCAGCTTCCCCAATGCAGCTTAAGCTGCTACTGACTCGTATTGGTGAAAATACTAAGCTTTTAATTAATGGAGATATTGCACAAAGAGATATTATTGATGCTACAGGCCTAGAGGATGCTATTGGAATTCTTAGACATATTCCTGAAGTAGAAGTAATCAATTTCTCGGACGATGATTGTATTAGAAGCAATTTATGTAAAAAAATATTGCGCGCATATAGTGGATATAGATAATTAAAAAGCACCTAACTTTATAGTTAGGTGTTTTTACTACGCAAGTGTCCAACCCTTATGTTGCCTATATACACCTTTTAATAGTCTATGAAAGTTTGAAGGTAATAATCCATGTGTATTTGCAAATTTACGTGAGTTTTCTACTTTGTACACTATTCCACTTGGCGACTTTACATCTGGGTAATTATTTCTGTTTGTAGTACCTTTACGCCTTTTACCACTAAGAGCTATCATTTGTGAGTATTCAACAGGGTATAAATTTTTAAGGTAAATATGCTGGTAACCATAAGTAATATTTTTTACCACACTTATATTTAGCCCTGTAGCGGTTACAATGTCTTGTAGGGTATTATTTTTGTTACTTGCAAGTAATACTACTTGTTTATAGGTATTTTCTTCATATATTAAACCTTTTCTAGTACCACATTTAGCGCTTACTTTACTCCACAATTCTGGAAATCTATCAGCTAACCAAGAGTGTTCGCTACCGTTAGATATTTTTTGTACGATACTGTATTCTACCCCTAATTCTTCTGAAATATTGCTTAAAAGTTTATCTGTATTAGCAAGTAATTCTAATATTTCTATATAAGTTTTTTCGGTGTAATACGAGTACGGAGTATTTGCTCCGAAACCGAGACCGTCTCCTCCAATTGTTTCATTCATACCATTTTTAAAAGAATCAAGTGTTTTTATCCAATATACTTCTCTAGAGGATTGATCAGCTAAGTTAGTTACTTCTTCCAATGGCTCCATTGTTGGTAATCCGTAAATGTAATATCCTGCCTGTAAGTTTTTATTTATGTGCGTACCTGCTTTTAGTTTTCTACAGTGTTCCTTATATCTTTGATTAAAATTACCGCTTTTACCTATGTAGTACTGACCATCTGCGCACTCAAAGTACAATACATAGATTCCCGAATTTGTAGTCATAAAAGTTTCTCCATAAAAATTTATTTTACTACAAAAGCAATGACTTGTCAAGATACAAACTTTAAATACCGGCATAAATTTAGATTTGCAAAATGGTAGATATTGGTGTATAATTACTAATTAACCTATACGCGCCATATTTCTAGGCCATCATCATGGCGTATAGAAACTAATTTATTTTAAGTAAAAGAGGAGACCATGGCTAAAGAACTGTGTCCAGTGGGTACAATGTATCCAGATATTAATTTAAGCAACCACTTGGCAGCGGTTCAATACGCCAACTACGGACCTGCCGAGGCTCGTGACAGCAACCCTGAATTTTGGGAACTCAAGCAGGAAGTCTGGGGTGTTAGTGAAGGCCAAGCCCGTATGAGGGTATGTGCCAGTTGTCATCACCACGATCGTTCACCAGAGACCCTAGACTGCATCATTGAGGGTCCGGCCGGTGAGTGGAACGAAAGTCAGCTTCCAGTTACCCCCAAGTTTACAGACATTGACGGTATGCCTGTGTGGTATTGCAGTCGTTGGAATATGACTGTGAGTCCCATCAGAGTATGTGATCAGTGGGAAATGGAAGGCAATGGAGACCACGACGAAGACATGCCGGACGAAGATCCTGAAAAAGGATACTATGAAAAGGCAGCAGCAACCTACAAGCCCACAACAGGCATGGCCTCAGCAGCTCGCCGTGCCTTAAAGTGGAAAAAAGAAGGCCACTCCGGCGGAACTCGTGTAGGCCTGGCCAGAGCAAATCAACTTGTGAACCGTGAAAACCTGACTGCTAGTACAGTAATGAGAATGCACTCATTCTTTAGCCGTCA